CGCCACAGGCAATTTAGCCAAAGCATTTGATGGCGCGGTCAAGTCGGGCGATTTAGCGCCACTACTCAACGTCATCAAGCCACAAGTCGCCGCCGTCGAAAATCTGTTCCAAGCTATGGCCGCCAATATGCAAGGGGCGCTGGCCGGCGTGGACTGGACGCCGCTGGTCAATGGCATCAAAGAATTGAGCGGCGAATTTGGCGAGGCTTTTGCCGCGCTCACCGACGGCATGGACTTGATGACCCAATCGGGGTTGCAGACCTTCCTGCAAAACCTGATCAATCTGCTCGGCAACTTTACTCAGTATGTCGCCGGAATCGTTGACGGACTTGAGCCATTCATTGATGGCCTGAACGTGCTGTTCAAAGCCGTCTCTACCAACCTGCCAGGGTTTTCCAAACTGATCGGCCAGATACAAGGATTGTCCCTATCGATCAATCAGGGGTTGCCGTTCATCCTGGAATGGGGCAACCGCATTTTTGGCGTCGTGGGCGCTATCGTGGATTGGACCGTCAAGATTGGCTTGCTGATTGGCGCGTTCAAACTGTTGACTGCCGCTGGTATCCCGGTCGGCGCGATGCTCACCGGATTGGTGACTCAGTTCTTGGCGCTGAATCCGGCTATGGCGGGAGTGCTGGCCGGGTTAGCCGGGTTGCCCGGTCTGGTCTTGGCCCTGGTGGCCGCAGCGGGCGGACTAGGCGTGGCTCTGGGGACGCTCGTCAACAAGACCGTCGAATGGGCGACGGGCGGGGAAAGCATCGGCTCCATGCTGTACGACTGGGCGAATGCCGGGGAAGCCGCGCGCCTGGGACTGAATGGGCTGACCGACGCGCAAAACCAGGCGACGGCCGCACTGAAGGATGCCCGAGTTGAGTACGCCACCGGACGCATTACCCTGGCGGAATACAACGCCGCGCTGGAAAAATATAAAACCGCGTTCGGCGGGCTGAATGAAGACCAGGTCAAGGCGCGTGAAGCGCTGGCGGCGCTGAATGCCGAGTATCAAACCGGCAAGGCGACCCTGGAAGAACTGGTCGCCGCACAGGCGGAATATCTGGCGCTATTTGGTCCTACCAACGACGCGCAACTCCAAGCCAAGGCCGCCCTTGAGGCGGTTGTCGCTGCCCAAAAGGACGGCAAGGCAACCCTGGTTGATGTGGTGGTGGAGCAGAAGAAATACCTGGACCTGATCCATCAGCAAGTCGCCGCCGAATTGGCGCGCGTTGAACCGATCAGAAAAACAATTGATGGGATTAAGGAGCGAACCCAGGCTGAGAAGGAAGCGGCTGAAGCGGCGGAACGGCAAGCGAAAGCCAATCAAGCCAAGATTGATCTGGATAACCAGCAAAGCGCAACCAACGAAAAACTCAAGGCCAGCTTTGCCGCGCTGGGCCTGATCTATGACGCCAACACCGGGCAAATTCTCCGGCAAAACGAACTGACGGCGGCCCAGAAACAGGCGCAACTGGAACTCGGCATAGCCCTTGATAAAGTGGGCGTATCCGCAGGCGTCATGTCTGGGCGGATCACTGCCGCAGGTACGGAGATGCTGGCGACGTTTAACGCCATCGCCCTCAATAGCCAAGCCACTAGCGAGCAGATCACTGCCGCTTTCCTGACCATGATCCCCCGAGCCGCCACGAATGCGGAACTGGAAGCGATTCGCGTCAAGATTGAGGAACTGGCGCGACAAGGAAAAATCAGCGGGGATGAGGCGGCGGCGGGCCTGGCGGCGATTGGCTTGCAAGCCGACAATCTAGCGGATAGTTCCGCGTTTTCCTTGATCGCCAAAAATATTCAGGACATTGCTCAGGCGTCTATCGATGCGGTTCGTGGGGAAGAGCAGTTAATCATCGCCTTGCAGGACGCCGCCAAGAGCAGCTATGAACTGGCGAAAGCGAAAGGCAACGAGTACGAAGCGCGCCAGCAACTGACGCTGATCGCCCAGACTGAGGCGCGCCAGGCACAACTGAACGCTGAAGCCAAACTGATTGAGCTGCAATCCGCCAACGCCATCGTGGCCGCGTTGCAACGGGAGATTCAGGAACGGCAAGCCGCCGGCGAAGCGATTGACGAAGCGACGATCAAGCGGCTGAAATCGGCCACCATCGCCCAGGAAACCTCCGCGATTGAATCTGCGGCAGCGGGCCGGGTGGCGGAGGCGGAACGTCAGTTAGCGGAAATCGCCGCCCGGGCTGCGGGGCCTATCGGCGAACTGATCCGGCTCTATCAGGATCAGGCGGACGCCCTGGATCGCACCCGGAGCGCCATCGAATCGACCTATGACGCCCGCCAGGCCGAACAGCAAAGCATTGAGCGGATCGCCATCGCTCAGGGGGATGAACGGGCCGCCCGCGAGGCGGTGATTGAACAGAAAAACCTGGCGGCGGATCAGGCGCGGGAACTGGCGGTATTGGCGCAAGAGGAAGCCGATTTAGCCCTACAGAATATCAGCATCAAAACCCTGGAACTGGCGGCGGATGGCGAACTGAGCGCGGCGGATCAACAGCAAATCGCTGACTTGCAACTCCTGGCCCTGGAAAAGCAAAACGCGGCGGACAGTGCCCGGCTGAACGCTGACGCCCTGGACGCCGAAGCGGGCGCGGTGCGGCGAACCTCCAGCGTTTTTGATGAGTGGAAAGACAATCTCAAAATCTTTGGCGATACCGCTGCTGATGCCGCCGAACGCCTGGAGCGAATGAATGCGGCAGCGGAAAAGTCCGCTCAAGAGCGCGTCGTTGAACTGAAAAAACAGGGAAGCTTGGTCAGCGACATTATCAATGGCTGGAATAACCGGCTGGGCGCCCTGTCCGCCGCCGCTGAAGAGGCGTTCCGCAATACCGCTCAGGGCGGGAATTATGCCGCCAAGGCGGTGGCTGAGGTCACGGACGCCACTAACCTGCTGCGCATCGCTCAACAGAACGTGGCGGCAGGCGGATTCATCACCTGGGCGAATCGGCTGGCGCAACAGGCGTTGGAGATTGAACTGGCCTTTAAAGGTCAGGCCGAGGCCACGGATCGCTTGGCGGAATCATTGGAGAATGTGGCTGAACGCGGAGGCGTTTCAGCGGATGCTATAGCGACGTTGACGCGGCAAGCGGAATCCGCCAAAACCAGCTTTACGTTGTTGGATCAGGCGCGCCTGGACCGCTTGCAGGACGCCATTGAAGGCGCTAACGACAAACTCCGCGAGATGCAGGAGGAAACCCAGTCGGCGCGGGACCGCCTGACGGAACTGAACGCCGAACTGCTCGAAGCCCGGGGACTGGATCAGAAAGCGCAACTGTTGCGCCAGCAACTGGATTATCAGCAGACCCTCGCTGAGATCGAAGCGCAGCAGCGAGAAGCCGAACTAACGGGTAATCGCGAGCTGATTACCATCTTGAACGAACAGCGCAGCACCCTGGAGCAGATCAACCGCGTCAAGATCGCCAATATCCAGGCGGATACCGATAACAGCGCCGCCACCGACCGCACTACCGCCAGCATCTCCCGGCTGGCCGATGAAGCCGAACGCGCCGGCCGGGCGATGAACCAGGTGTCGGCGGCGGACCTGTCCAAGTTGTCGATCCAATCGGAAACCCTGCGGCGCAACTTCGCTGACCTGAACACCCTGCTATGAGCCTGACCGCCAAACTCGCCCTGCTGAACGATGCCGACCTCTCGAAACTGAGTGATCGGCTGGCTGCGTTGCGCGCCGAGATGGAACGCGGCTTGGAAGCGACAGCCGTAAACCCGCCGTCCGCCGTGACGGCGACTGAACTGCAAACCGCCAGCGCCGCCACCGGCCTGACTCCTGAGCAACTGCTGGACGCGCTGGAAACCGCGCGCCGCCGAGGACTGATCTGATATGGCCATTACCGTAGACCACCTGAAATTCTTTGCCAGCGAGCGGATGACCGATAACAGCGACGGCGGCGGGCAGATGACCGCCAGTGAAATCGTCTCCGGCGACAGCAACAACATTTTCGACGACCTGAGCGACGTAGACCGCGCCAGCGGCGATGTGTCCATCCGCAAGGTGTTTGCGGCAGTGATCAGCGCTGATACGGATAAATACCTGGATGCCGGGGTCGCGATCTTCGCCCCCCCGGAAGACGCCAACACGACGTGCCTGGGGTTCTCGACCGGCGATTTTTATGACGAGCGCGCGGCCCTGGCGGATGCCGTTGGTCAGTATCGGGCGCGCGGTATCGACAGCAAACTGCGCTTGATTGGCAATCATGTTGCGAATCAGCGAACGCTGTACGGGTATATGCTCAAGCCCGTTGCCAAAGAACCTGGCACGTTGTTCTACAACGCCGTGCTTTCAGTCGCCTCGGAAAGCAATGGTGTGATTACTCAAGAACAGTTTGTGCAGGTGATGCGGGTTACGGTCACGGATGCGCAATACGTTTATCTGATTAGTGGCGCCCAGACGCTGTTTGATGTGTACGAGGTGATACTGGATTTGACGGCCCCGCTGCAATACACCTTTGAGGGGGCCGATGAAAACCCGTCCGGTGCTTACACCCCGCCGACCATTATTCGCACCACGTCGGTGATTGCGCCGTATCTGTACTTCGGAGTGACGACGCTGGCGACGACAGCAGCACTGGGCGAGACGACCATAGAACTGGAGGATACCAAGGCGCTCCTCGCTCCGATGGACTATCAGGATTTGGGCGGCAATGAGGCTAACTATCCCACTTTGTTCAGTGGCGGGGTTACCACGCCAGCCCGCACACAAACCTTTAACGCGCCGAATGGATTTAGTCTCAGTATCACTCTGGACCCATTGCCGACGGCTGGGGAGATTCCGATCAGTCCGCAAGTCTGGTATCAGTATGGCGGGGAATGGATTGCCCCCGAGGAGCCGAACGCCGCCACGTATTATGCATCCAGCAACACTATCAGCTTCCCGTTGCGCCCGGACGCCGGGAGTCTGGTCTATCTGCAATGGTATCGCATTCACCCGAATCAGTTTTTAGAAGGGTTATGGGTGGGCACGGATTTTCTGTTGCTGGTTCCCGCCCCTATAGTAGCGGGATCAGTCATTGTGGGCGCAAACGCCGATGATGACGACGCCCTGTTGGTGTCCACCACAGACAACGGCGCTGGCGCGTTGAGCGGCAACAGCATCACCGGAACGGTCGATTACGTCACCGGGATTGTCACTGCGACGTTCCCGGAAGATGTGAAAAGCGAAACGTTCTTCGTGCAGTATCAGTTGGGCGGATACCTGCCCCAGCCGGCCAATCTGCTGGGCATTGACGCCGTGCGCTTGCCGAAAGATGGCCGGATGCCGATTTTTGTCGATAACCAGTTGGCGCTGATCCATCACACCGACACGGTGATTGAAACTGCGCTGTCGCCGTCCGAGGTGATTAATTGCGGGCGTACGTCCCTGTACCGCGTCGCCATCGTCGATGCGGCCGGTCAGCGCCTGCCGGCCAGTTTTTACACGGTGGATCGCGCGCTCGGCACGATCACTATGTCGCCCACGCTGGATTTAACCGGCTATGCCGGCAACTACACGATCTATCACACCATCGCCGATCTGCGCCGGATCAATCGCGTCTCGCATTCCCTGAAAACCCTGACGCTGACCCTGGGTTTATCGCGGCAATTCGTAAAGGATGAAACCCTCGTTTCGTCGGTGTTATTCATCGGCACGATGCAGGCCCGGTATACAAACCTGTTCGCACAAAGCGCCTGGACGTCGGTCTGGAGCGATACATTGATCGGCAGCGAACCCCTGGCGCAGTATAACGACACGCTCTATCCGCTGATTGTCAGTAATTTGGGCGCTTACACCGACCGATTCCTGGTGAAATTTACGTCCAGCACGGCATTCCAGGTGATTGGGGAAAACCTGGGATTTGTCGCTATTGGCGACATTACCCAAAACTGCGCGCCGGTGAATTCATTGACCGGCCAGCCGTACTTCACCATTGACTACCGGGGATGGGGCGCCGGCTGGGCGACCGGCAACTGCCTGCGCTTTAATCTGATTGGAGCGAATTACCCGATTGATCTGATTCGCGCTGTTCAACCCTCTGCTCCAACCGGATTGGACGATTCGGTTGAGCTCCTGTTTATCGGTAATGTGGACGCATAATGAGCACGAATTCCAAATATTTTTTAAGTTCCATGGCCTCAGTGCCGGCGCTGTCCGGCACAGCGGGCGCGCTGATGGATGTGCTGGACGCCTGCCTGGTGAACGGGTTTGGCAGCGTCACGCTGGATTCCCTGGTGATTAGTAGTGGCGTCGCCACGGCCACCTATAGCGTCGGCCATGGCTTTTTGGATCACACGGTCGTTTTGATCGAGGGCGCTACCCCCTCGGCGGCGAATGGCGAGAAGCGCATCACCGTCAGCAGCGCCAACGTGTTCACGTTTGACGCCACCGGCATCACTGACCAGACCGCGACCGGGACGATCACCGCGAAAATGGCTCCGCTGGGCTGGACGAAGGCGTATTCAGGAACGAACAAGGCCGCTTATTCACGCTCCGCGCTCGGAGCCACCGCCATGTTGCTCCGAGTGGATGATACCGCGGCGCAAACGGCGCGCGTCGTGGGCTATGAATCCATGACGGACGTGGATACCGGCAGCGGGCCGTTCCCGACCGCCGCGCAGATCAGTGGCGGTCTTTACTGGCATAAAAGCAGCACGGCTAATAGCACTGCTCGAAATTGGGCCATCGTGGGGGATGGGAAAACTCTGCATCTGTTTCTCGGCTTTAACGCATCCGCCCCGACCACTCTGGAATATTGCGCGTTCGGCGATTTGCAGACCTACAAGGCGGGTGACGCCTACCATTGCTGCCTGATGGGGAATATCAGCGCCTCCATCTCAACTACGGGCAGCACCAACAACGCATCGACCCAGGTGAACAATATAGGGACTGCGGGATGCTATCTGGCCCGCACCTATGCCCAAACGGGCGGGTCAATCTCCTTTTTGCGTCATGCGCTGGCAGGCGATGTCATGGGACGCGCGGGAATCACCGCCCCTAACCCTGTGGATGACGGTATCCATTTAACGCCGATTTACGCCAACGAAACCACCGCGATTGCTCGAGGGCTGTTGCGGGGCATTTATTCCCCGCGCAACGATTGCGATGGCGCGTATGCGACGGGCGATTTATCAGTGATCATCTCCGGAAATCCGTACTTAGCCGTGATTCCCGGGTCGAACACTGCAACTGGCGGCCAATGCTGGTTTGATTTGCAGGATTGGCCATGACCCATCGCATCGAAATGCCCTTGCCGTCGTTTGATGTGGAGAATGGCGGCGCCTATCAGATTACTGGAACGGTCACCGAACTGGGTTCGCCGGGCCGCTATCCGACTTTTCTCTTTCAGCGATCCACTAAACGCTGTCTTCGAGAAACCCTCAGCGCCGCCGATGGCGCGTATGCGTTCACGGGCCTGAAGTATGTCCCCAATGGCTATTTCGCCATCGCCTACGATTACGGCGTCAATCCGTTGAACGCGGCGATTGCGGATTTGATCACCCCGGAGCCGATGCCATGAGCAACGTGCTGGGGTTCGCCACGGCCCGGAAAACCAGTCGGGGCGAACTGGTGGCCAGTTGGCTGAACGGCGGGGAGATTCGCGTCTATGACGGCGACCGGCCCACCGACGCCGATACCGCCATCAGCACGCAAACGAACCTGGTCACGTTTGATGTCCCCGACCCCTCCGGGACGGCGACGAATGGCGTCTTCGTTGGCGAGGATATTTCCGCGGCGACCATCATCGCCAGTGGAGTCGCTGCTTGGGCGCGCGTGGTGGATAGTAGTGGCGCGGCGATCTTTGATGCGGATGTCGGCCTGACGGGTTCTGGAGAGCTTATTACTCTGGATAGCCTGAGCCTGATTCAGGGCTCGATGGTGTCGGTGACAAGCTTCACACTGACCGAGCGCTGACATGCCCTATACTCCGCCAGTCGGCGTCGTCGATCTCGCCCTGGCGGGGAGTTATACGCCGCCGGTCGGCGTCGCTGATCTGGATATTGGCGGCGGCGCTGTTTCGCCAGATGATCGCGCGGCGGTCATTGCCGGCGAAACCCTAGCGCCTACCGGGGCGATTCGCGGGCGCTATGATCCGTACATGCTGTCGGCGGTGCATCGAGTCACTGCGGAAATCTGGCAACCCGGCAGCCCGACCGCACAAGACATCGCCGATGTTTTCCAGTCCGCCCCGCCCGTCTCCAGCGCCACGGAGTCGTTCTGGGGACCGTCCGATGCGCTGTCTTCCAGCCCCCGGCCATGGTGGCAAGCTTGGCCTCGGGAAACGCAGGGGGCTGTGAGCGTTTGGCAGGAAGCGGCGCTGGCTACCCTGGCCCGGCGTTCCTGGTGGGGACCTACTCTGTTCATCCCGATTTCTACGGTCTCCGTTTGGCAGGAAGGCGTGGGAATCCTCCTGCATCGGCGCCACGGCTGGCAACCCGGTTTTCGTTATGATCTGGAATGGAAAACCGCCTGGCAGGGAGGCGACTTACTGCATCGCTCCCTGATCGAGCCTTGGCAGCCTGGAATGCCCCTGAATCGGGGCATCATCGAAGTCTGGCAACATGCCGGTTATCCTGGACCCTATCGGCCTGGCCCGGTGATTCCGGTCCCTATTTGGACGCCCTGGGGCGCTGATCTGTGCATCACCCGATCATTGCCAGGGACTGCCCTGCTGATTGGCCGTGGGTCGTGCGTTCTGCTTGCCGAGCGCCAAGTCGCCGTGCAAAGGAGCTATATGAGCATCAACACCGCCTCGCTGGTGCGCTGGCCTGATCTCACCCCGCTGCCCGTCACCTCCATGACGATTGAGACGGATTTTGATTCCTGGTGCTGGGCATTGAGCGCCACCCTCGCCGGTGCGGACGCCTATGCACTGGTGCAGCCAAATCCCCTGGCCTGTGAAGTGTTGGCGACGATCAATGGGCAACAGTGGAAATTCCTGCTCGACGTTCCTTCGACGAACCGGGCATTCAACAGCGACAAAGTGACCCTGAAAGGGCGCTCGCGGTCGGCGTGGTTGCATTCGCCCTACACTTCATCCCGCAGCTTTACCGAGGCCAATGCCCGTGAGATGGTGCAGTTGGCGGAAGCGGCGCTCGACTTGACCGGATGGACGATGGATTGGCAAATCCCGAACTGGCTGGTGCCTGCCGGGCGCTATAACGCCTGGAACACTCCCATCGGCGCGCTGATTCGCCTGGTCAATACCACCGATGATGGTCTGTACACCGACCCTATTTTGGAGATCATGACCGCGCAACCGCGCTGGCCGGTCGCCTCCTGGTTGATTGACGCGGAAGTGGCGACCGTGCTGATCCCGGAAGCGGCGATTATCACGCTTTCGCAATCCCCGCTGTACACGCAGCCGCTCAATGGGGTGTATGTCAGTGGGGAATCGCATGGCGTGTTGGGATTCGTGAAGATCGCCGGGACGGATGGAGCGCTTCAGCCGAGCGATCCAATTGTCAACGAACTGCTGTGCGATGATTCAGGCGTCGCCGCTCGCCAGCGAGGACTGAATGCCCTGTCGGATTCCGGCGCCGGTTTCACGATGGACGCTGAGACACTGTTCTATCCGCCGGCCTTCCCGCTGGCGCCTCCGGGGCTGATCGTGAGCATTGCCGGCATGAAGGGCGTCAGTCGATCCTGCCGCATCAGCGCCACTTGGGGACAGGGTTTGCAGGTGAAACAGTCCATTGGATTCGAACGCCGCGAGGTGTAGTTGTGAAAAATTTGTTCAAACGGTTTTCGGATTTGACCGGGCGTTCGGTGCGCACCGTGGGGACCTGTGTCGCCGCCGACTTTGGCGAGTGCAGCATCCAATATCCGGGCGGCTCCATCGTGCGGGTGAAAGGCGCGGGCGTGGTCGGTAACCGCTATTTTGTCCTGGAGGGGAAGCTGGACGGAGACGCCCCCGCCCTGGGAAGTTTGACGATTGATGTGTAGATGTGCGGGATTTGTGCGGAACGCCCGACCGGCATGGGGATTCCCTGGCGTTTCTTGTCGAGTCAAGACGCGGGCCAGTGGGTTAAGTAATTGATGAGATTAGGTTGTAATAGCGCTTCATTTCGTAGGCGAAAGGGCTGCTTTCAAAAAACCAGCAGGCAATCATCCGGTTGCGGTGGTCTTTTCTTGGGTTGTGCCGGGATTTGTGCGAACCAGGCGAGGACGGCTAATCCGCTCGGCATGTTCGGCTAAATGATCCGCCCCTAAATGGGCATACCGCAGCACCATATCCAGGCTGGCCCAGCCTCCCAGTTCTTTGAGGATGGGCAGCGGTGTGCCCGCTTGGACATGCCAACTCGCCCAGGTGTGCCGCAGATCGTGCCAACGGAAATTCTCGATGCCGGCGCGTTGCAACGCGGCTGACCAGGCCGTTCCTCGGGCCTTGCGCACGGCCCGCCCGGCATACGGAAAGACCCAGCGAGAATGCTGGCCTTGCTGTTCTCGCAGTACGCAGACCGCCTCGGCATTGAGCGGGATAGTGATCGACTTGCCGGCTTTCGCCTGGTCGCCATAAATCCAGGCCACCCGTCTGTCCACATTCACCTGCTGCCATTCCAGTTGGCAGACATTGGTCTCCCGCAGTCCAGTGGCCAATGAAAACCGCGCCATGGCCGCGAGGTGGGCGGGCAACTCCGCAATCAGGCGGTCGGCTTCCTCGCGAGTCAGCCAACGAATGCGCCGTTCACCCACGGCAAGATTTTGCAGAACCGGCACGGCAGCCAGCCAGCCCCAGCGATGCGCGGCATGGAGCACGGCGCGGATTGCGGACAGTCCCTGATTGATCGTGCTGTTCATGACCCCGGCGCCGCGCCGCTCCCGCAGGTAATCTGCCACGGTTTCCGCGTTGACCTCGTCGAGAAACCGATGACCCAAAGCAAAATGGGCCTGACGCAAATGCAGTTGCACGTTCGCCAACCCTTTCCGCTCGGGATGCTCTTCGATCCAGCGCACCACGGCCTGTTGCCAGGTATGCCGGGGGGATTCCCCTAAGCGGCATTGTCGCCAAAGGGCGGCCTTCCGGGTATCGTGGAGTTCCTGGGCTTGACGACGGTCGGTAGTCTGAGCAGATTGGCGTATTTCACGCCCGTCTGGCGCGGTGAATCGCAGCCACCAGATGGAACCGCGTTTAAAGATCGACATGCGGGTTGCTCCTCTTGGGTAATCGCCCGCGTCTTGACTCCCTCCAGCATAGCCGCCAAATCCGCCGGGTCAATCCGCACCAGGCGGCCCAGGCGAATACAGGGCAACGCGCCGGTCTGAATCAGCCGCTCCAGGGTGCGCCGCGAGACGGCCAGTTGTTCAGCCGCTTTTCCTACGGTTAGCAAAGAGGGCATGAGGCAGTTTCCTGTCGCGTCCGGCGCTTCTTTGCTTGTTGGCGGTAATGCTGCATCCAGGCCAAATCTTCCGGGGTGATGCCGATCGCCGGGGAGAGCGGCGGCTCTGGGGGATGGAGGGGCGGACACGCCGGGCGGGGCGGGGCGGCGATGACGGGCAAGACATCTTCCGGCAAATGCCAACGATAGCGTTTAAATTTCCCACTGTGTTTGAGTTCGCCCTCCCGGACCATGCAGGCGCAAATGCGGGCGATAACTTTTGGGGATTGCTGCGTCCGCGCCGCTATCTCCAGGGTCGTTAGCGCGCCGGCGCGCAGTAGGGTGAGAATGGGTTGGCGCAACCCCCAGTTTTTTCCGCTCATGCAGCATCCTCTGTGGGGGATTGGGAAGCAGCGTGATGATGGGTCAGTAAATCCACCAGCCAGTATTTATCCGCACAGGACAAATCCACCTGGGCGGTGTGCTCCTGGATGAATCTCGACAACTGGCCCGGCTGAATCAGCCATTCCACCGGGGTGCCAATGAGGGTTTGCCCATTGGTGCGCGGCTGCGCGCGCAGCCAGCCGTGGCGAATCCAGCGCATGACGGTGTTTGCAGAAACTCCGAGTAATTGCGCTGCGCCCTTTGCGCTGTAATGGTTGACGTTTTCGCCGCGCGTGCGCAGGTTCAGGCGCGCCAGTCGGTTGCCGATGGCTGCCCGGGTTCGCGGCCATCCCTTCCTTCTAAACCGTTTTTGCAGGGCATGTAGCCCCAGGTAGGCGTTTTCATACAGGTAATCGTCTTCCTCTTCCGTCCAGACCCGCTCACAGGTTTTCAGCACGGCGATGCCGAGCCGGGCAGCGCGGCAGCGCACCTGGTTGAGGGTCACGCCCAACTGATCGGCGACCTGCTGGGCGGTTCGACGTTTGCGATACACCTCCGGCCATTGCTGGCGGATGATCCGGTCTTCGTCCTCAGTCCAGGCATGGCGCTTCGGGGCGGTCCAGGTGCCGTCTTCCAGACGCCGGACGCCCAGCCTGCGCGCTGTCGAGCGGATGTTCCTGACCGATTGATTCAGCTCACGGGCCAGGGGGCGCGAGCCCTCGGTGGGATAGCGGGCGCGGATCAGGTCGATTTCGGCCGGGGTCACAAAACCTTCCCCAAAGCCACGCCGCCGAGGAACGCCGCCAAAAATCCCATCAGGGTTAAGTACGTGGAGGCGTCGCGGGCCAGTTGGTGGAGCATCGGCGGCCGGGTGGCCATGGGCGGGCGCGGCGCTGGGGTCGGTTCGGGGATGGGCGTCGCCATGGGGGACAGATGGGCGGGCCGCTCTTGGCGGGAGATGCGGTCGATCACGTCCATGACGTGATGAGCCGCGCGCTGGGCGGCCTGGTGGCGCTCGACGGCGGCGCGGTCGGCGTCTTCGCGGCTCCGGTGATGCACAGTGGCGGCGGTGACAACGGATTTTTTCATGACGGTTATTCCTACAGTCGGTTTTCTGTGGTGGCGGCGAGACTGCGCATCCAGGCCGCGCTGATCTGTTGTTTCCAGAGCAGCCGGAGTTCTTTCGGCGGGCTATCGTGGGCGTAGCGCGCGGCGCGCTTTTTGTGGCATTTGGCGGCTTTTTGGGCATACGACATGTGGCGGGCCTGGTGGGTCATACGGCCTCCACGAAATCGGTGTTCAACAGCACGCCGGTGCGGTCGTTGATCGTTGCCAGCAGGTACGAGTCGTTGTAAACCCGCTCAACGACGCCGGTTTGGCCGGCGAAACGCGCCTGCATCGATTGCGGGCTGTAGGCGCGGGCGGGCGGGTTCCATCGGATCGCTTGTCCGGGGTGAAAGACGCGCTCCGCAACGAGGGCGTCTTTGATGTCGGCATTCCAGGACCCATAACTCATGGCGGTTACCAGGGCAGTACGGCGCCGTCAATGCGGCTGGCATAGAGGGTGAAGCCGTTGGCGGCTGCGCTGTCGAGCGCCGCCAGGTAGAGGGCGATCCAGAGATTCATCCGATCCATCTCCTGAAAAATTCCACGATGAGGACGGTTTCAGCGATTTGTAAATCGGCCAGCGCCTGATTCAGGCGTTCCGCGGTTTCCCGGTCGGGCAGAGTTGCTACGTTGCGCGTTGTCATGGTCATCTCCGAAAAAGCCCTCCCGGTGAAGGGA